AATGTTTATATTTAACGAAGAAACAGGAAAATTAGATATTTCAAAAATGAGAACTAACGGCTCATTGCCAACAGATTCATATAAGTTTTTTGATGATGCGTTGGTTAAAGTTGCAAAGCAAGAGTTAAAACTTGTTCAAGATTTAAATGAGTATGGGCTTGTGGATAACAGCTTAAACTTAGGTGATACGATTGTATCGTATGATAAAGTATCGGATATGACCCCAGCTGAGGTATCAATGGATGGGATCACACGTTCACAGAACGGTGCGTTATCATTCACTGAAGCAGGTGTTCCAGTACCGATTTTCAGAAAAGATTTTTCTTTAACCGAAAGACAGATACAGGCGACATCTAGACTTTCAACTACAGGAATTGAAGTTGCAACACGAGTTGTGTCTGAATCAATCAACACCACTTGCTTAAATGGGTATGGTCGCAATGTTGACAGTTTTCAATTGTACGGCCTTAAAAACCAGCCAAATGTAAACACTGTAACTATCTCTAATTCATGGGGCGGTGGAAGTGAAACACCACTATCTGACATTGAATCAATGATACAAGCGTTACAGAATGACGGTTATGGTTATGCAGAAAATTCTTGTGTGTTGTATGTGTCACCAGATAACTGGGGATATATTGACCAAGATTACAGCACGACAAAAGGCGAAAAAACCTTTAAAGAGCGTTTTGAGTCATATGCACCGATTAGAAAAGTTGAGTTAGGTACTGGCTTAGCAGACGGCGAATTGCTTTTAGTTGAAATGAGAAGCGATGTAATCGAGTTAAAAGTAGCTCAAGATTTAACATTCTTTGAGCAACCAAAAACAGATGCTATGATTTCTAATTTTACTGTTTTAGGAGCTATGGCGTTGGTTGTTAAATCAGATTCTAATGGTAATTCTGGAGTTTGTTACGCATCAGGAGCGTAGTTAGTAGATAATGGCTAAAAAATATAGTTATATTATTAGCGGTAATCATACAGATAGCGAGGGAAATTATTTCCCTCGCAATTCTGTTATCAAGCTAACAGAAGAAGAAGCAAGTAAACCAATTTTTGAAAACAAACTTACAAAAGTTGAAGTTGAAGAAAAGCCGAAAAAGAAACAAGTTAAAAAGAAACAAGAAGTACAAGAAGAAATACAAGAAGAAGTAAAAGAGGAAGTTTAAAAAATGGCACGCACCACTGATACCGAGGTTAAAAAGATAATAAGTTTAAATACAGTAACGGATACTACGCCGTTCATTGACACTGCTAACTTATTAGTCACTAAATATCTTGGTAACAGTGGTTTAAGTGATGATGAATTAACACAAATTGAAAAGTATTTAACAGCTCATTTATTGACGTTACATAATGATGAAAGGCAATTAAAGACCCAAAAACTAGGCGATGCAACTGATACATACGCTGGGGGTTTTGGTAAAGGTTTAGAATTTTCACAATTTGGGCAAATGGTATTAATGTTAGATAGTACTGGAACGATGCAGGGGTTAGGTGGTAAAAAAGTATCGTTAAGCGTAATCAACGTAAATGACTAAGTATTTTGATACGGCTACTTATTGGGCAAGTAGTGGGGGCTTAGATGCTTACGGTAATTATTCAACGTACACATCACAGTCTATTAATGTGAGATGGGAAGATAAATCAGAATTGTATGTTACGGCTGATGTAGGGCAAGAGTTACGCAGTAGTGCAGTGGTTTATACTAAAACAGAGATAGATGTAAATGGATGGTTGTATTTAGGTCAATCAAGCGAAACATTACCCAAAAGTCAAGCAGGGGCTAAGCAAGTGATGAAAGTAAATAAAATGAAAAGTTTGAAAGGTGACAATATAATCTATAAAATAATGTTATGAGTTACAAAAGTGATAATTTAGTTAAAAATTTAAATGATTTTATAAAAACCCAAGAGGCTGTAACTAAGCAAGGGTTATCTAAGGCTTATGACTACATTAAAGAAAGAACGATACAGATTACCCCAAAGGATACTGGTAATTTGAGAAATAGTTTTTATAAAACATTTTTGATAACACCCAAAAAAAGGATAGCTATTGAAATAGGAAACAATGCCAAGTATGCCTTAGCTGTTCACGAAAATTTAAATGGTAGATTTAATGTTGGTGAGGCAAAGTTTTTAGAACGTGGAATTTCTCGAAATATTGAAGCAATTAAAAAAATTATAAGCTCAAGGTTAAAAGTATGACTCAGAAAAATGCTAGTTACGATTTAAGAGATTACTTGATTAATGATTCAGGGGTAAGTCTTAATATATTTGTATCAAAAGAACCCGATACGCCTATAGAGTGTATTACGTTATATAATTACAGTGATTCTGATCCAGATCCAAAGTTTAGGATTGATTATCCGTCAATTCAGGTAAGATCAAGAGCGACAACGTACGAAACAGCGTATAATAATGCTTTAACGGTTTTCAATGCCTTAGTTGGGAAAGATGCTTTCACTAAAAACACAACTAAATACACTGGTATTTTTGCAAAAACGTCAATTTTTGATATTGGGATTGTTGAAAATGATAATTTTGTGTGTGGTTTTAATTTACGTTTAATTGTTGAGCCTTCTGATGATGGCCAACACAGGCAATAAAATAATTTGATTTTTTAATTTTTTTGTTTTAATATTGAAATATAAAAAAGCGAGGTTTTTAAAATGGCGACAGCAGGGTATAATTTTACAATTTCAGTAAGTGCCACAAGCAATGGAACTTATAGCGAGGTACCAGCGACAGATGGATCATTTAACAGAACAAGAAACATTTTAGATGTTACAGATACAACAAATTCAGGATTTCAGCAACGTTTAGCAGGTTTGGCAGATACGGCATTGTCAACAGAGGCAAACTGGTCGGCAAGTGATACAGCCTTAGGCGTAATTGAAACAGCCTACGAGAACGGCGATACAATGTATGTTAAATTCTTGCCAGATAACGTGGCAGGAAACGGATATAAAGTACCTGTTTTAGTTGAAAACTTTTCAATATCAAGCCCAGTTAGCGATAAAATATCGGTAAGTGTTAGTTTTCAAGGCAACGGTGCTGTAACAGCAGACGACGCATAACGTAAATGACTGGAACGGTAGGCTACCAAGCTAAGTTTAGAAAATCGGGAACTAGTACGTCATTCACTGGGGAGGCTATGACGGTAATCACTGGTAATACATATCAAATTGATACAGATTCTAAGCAAGTGTGGAACAGATTAAGCGCATTTACATTTTATGAGGATTCTGTGGAAATATCTTCAAGTGACATATCAAACATTGATTATCTTTTTGGTAAAGTCACGTTTGCAACGTCAAAAACTGGAAGCATTACTGTTGATGGTGATTATTTACCCACGGCGTTAATTGCTGGGGGGTATGAGGCAACAATGAACAGAACGAACCAGCTTTTCACTTCAACAGATCAAAGTAATGTAGGTTTTGAAACAAAAGAGTTAGGAATAAAAGACGTTAATATCACCGTAAGCCGTTTTGATGATTTAAGCGGTGATTTTGTGACTATATTAAATAGCGGAAACCCTTTAGTAGTAGAGTTTTCAC